ACGGTGTAGGATGTTTTCTTTACCTGGATGTTTTGGTCTATGTTTTCCGGCTTGAAGTTCGCCATTTTGCTGGCCATGGCTGCGTTGATCACGTCGAGGTTCTCCTGGTATAAGTAGTTCCATCGTTGTGCGTTCAGCGCTAGGGCTTGTCTGATCTGCTGCTTGCTTGATTGGTTAGTGAAAACCTGGGCCGTCTCTGCGATGACCTGTGCGATCTGCTTGGAGAGTTGCGCTTTCGGTATTCCTTTGTACCTGGCTTCCACGATAAGTTGTTTGATCCGGGTCTCTGCCGTTTGAATGGCTAGGGCCTCTTTTGCTGCGATGTTCTGGTTTGGGGAGGCGGCTGTGTTTATATTCGCCATGCTCTATCCTCCTCTGCTATTCTTGTGCTGGGTCGTCTGGCTCTAGTAAATCGTCAAGCCTTAATGCTTCCGGGTTGTCGATTGCCATGCCTTCTTCAAATCTGATCCGGTTGACTATTGCCATCTGGTCCTCTTTGGTCAGGTCTCGGTATATCTTTTCTACGGCCGTTTGCGTGTCTGCTACGCGTTGCATTTTTGCATTTCCCCAGGTGGTTATGTTCTCCTGGTCGCTCGACTGCAGGTAATCTGGAAATGATACTTTTACGTTGCAATTCGAGAAGTCTATGTCCATGGCCTCGATTCCTGGTTGCTGCAACCCTGGGATGTTCTTCTGCATCCAGGTGTTCAGTTCTAGGACCTTCAGGAATATCTTTTCTAGTTTTGGTTGAAACGTCTTTATCTTGAGGTCGCGGGTTTCAAGTGTGACCTTGTTTCTTTCACGTTGGCTATTCTCGCCGGCGTTGATGGCTTCTAGTCCTGTGATTCCTAAAGCCAAGGGCGAGAGTCCTGCGTTGTTACACGCCGTTGCTATCGCTTGCTTGTACTTCTCAATGAGCGAGTCTGTTTTGTCTTTTAATTCCTGGGTGAGTATCTCGTTCTTGGAACCTTCCGCCATGGATCCTTCGTATTTCACGATGTTTGTGACGAACGCTTGCGGCCCCTTGATTCTTCCGTTCTCGTCTTTGGGTAGCAAACTTGCAGGAAACAATCGCAGGGACTTATTGTCTCTGGTCTCCCTGGCTAACTCGGAGGCTACCTCGTCTAATGCATCGAAGGCCGTTGTGCTGTTTGCAAAATCGGAGGCCCCGTAGTTGCTGTCGGGGAACGCGTTATTCGGTAGGCGGTTTGAAAGTTCAAACGCCAGCATGCCTTTTAGTCCTTTGAACACCACGATTGGTTCTAGGATGTCCTGGGTTTCCGGGATTGCGTTTGCCGGTACTTCTCTTTCGTCTCCGTTTGGTAGAAGTTCAAAGAGACGGTATTCGATCATTGCGTCCCCTGGTTCGCCTCTTAAACTTGGGACCTTGATCTCTCTGATGATGTCCCCGCTTTCGTCTTTGTAGGCCACTTGATCGCTTACGCGGACGGTTCTGTAGATTTCGTCAAGGCGGAACTTCCGGACCTTGTTTGTTTCCTTCCGTTCGTACCAGGTGTGAAAGACCACGCGGGTTGCTATGCCTCTTTCGTAGATCGCTTCGCCGCTTCTGATGTCGACGTTCTCTAGGATTGGGTATGGGAGGATGTCGGTGTCGTAGTTTAACTTGAAGAATACGTGGCCTCCCCAGGAAGATTGGGCCGCGCTGCGGATTAGCGTCTCGTGGGCGTTTGTTTCGTCCAGGAGGGTGTCTAGCATGCTCGATATCCTATTGCTCTCTGCCTCGTCGATTTTGTCGCTCATGGTTCCGTCTGCGTTCTTCTTGTAGACGGTCACGTCTATGTTGATTCCTTTACCGAATAAAATCTTGCTCATTGTCGTGTTAATGAGGGCCGGTATTCCTAGATGAATGAACCGGGAATTCTGGGGCGCTACTTCCCAGAATAGGTTTAGCGAAGTCTGGCTGTCTTTGCCTAGGTGTCCTCCTCCTGAGAAGAACTCGCGGATGATGTCGACGTCCCCTGTGGACCAGGCCATGTACTCCGATATCTTTCTTGTGAATTTGTCGGCCGAGAACGCCGTTTTTGATAACATACTATACTTGGGTTCAAATCGCGCCCTGTTTTCTATCATGTGTAGATCCCTCTCTAACTTTTGGAGTCTTTTTTCCGTTATGTATCCGTTTAATTTCGTAAAAATTGACACTCTATCACGCTTCCTTCCCGGTAGTTAGGGCCGTCATGTATGGTGTTTCCCCGTACTCTACTGCGTCCATGATGTCGTTGATCATATCTCCTCGGTCCTCTCTTTCCTTCCCTACCTTCCCTGGTGTCCATCTGCTTGATTGGTATGCCTGGTATGCTAGGATTGTGGTTTTGTGAAACAGGAAGCGGCGGCGTGAAAATAGCAGGCAGTTCATTTCGATTCGCTTCAGGATGGTTGCTTTGTAGGACGGTATGACCTCGATACCTATTCTTCTTCCGTTCAGGTCGTTTATGAATGCTTGCACCGCGTTGTCGATTGCTATGAATCTGATCGGCTTGTCTCTGTGCCTCATAATAAATTCTACCATACGTTGGTATATGAAGTCGTATCCTACTTTGGTCCCGTATTTGTCTTTGTTATCGAAAACTAACAGGTCCATTAAATAAACCCGGCTGAACGTCTTGTTAAAGCCTAACAAAGCGATCACGTTGCTTGCCTTGTCTCCTGCGACGTCCATCCCTATGCTGCATGAGTGTATGTCGTAGATCGGTCGTCCCTGGGCGTCTTTGCGGTCCATGTCGACTATGAGTTCTGTGCTCATGTAGTCGGTGTATATCATTGTGCCCCATCGGCCGCGTTCGCCTAGGATCTTCGTTTTGTGGTAGTAGGAACCTATCGGGTAAAGCACCATTGCGTCTCTTATCTTTTCTGGCGTCATGATTGGGTTGTCGTGCAAACCCCACCACATGTAATAATAGCCGCGTTTCTTTACCTTCTCCCGCTCCATTTCGATTCTGGTTGAAGCCGGGCAGTTGCCTATGATAAGGCTGTGGTTGATTCGTTCTTGGTATATCGTGTGCCCTGGGTCGTCTCCGTTAAGTGTGAATATTGTAAATGGGTTGAGCGCTGACACCTGTCGTGCGAAGCACTCCTTGACGAACATTTCGTCCGCTATGTTGGCTTCATCGATGAGGATGTTTTCAAGTGATCCGCCTAGGACCTTCTTCCACTTGGTTGCGTCGCTGTACCCGGCTAGCAGGATTCGCTTGATTCCGTTTGGTGACTTTGCTTCTAGGTAGTACCCCCCGATGTTGTCCTTCGTGTATTCGTACACATCCGGGAACATGGTTTTCAGTCCGAGTTCTGCTTCGATGATGTTTCTGCTTATGGCGTCGTAATCCCGGCCTGCTATCAAGTGGAACTTTGCGCCTGACCTCTGTACCAGGAAATGAAACAGCAAGATAGCGGTGACCGTCTTTGAGGAACGGACCACCCCTTCAAAGGTCATGACCCTTGCTGATGGCAGCCTGTCTATTACGTTCTGGCTTGTGAGGTCCTGCTTGTGTAGTCCTATCGTTAGCGCGTCCAGGATCTTCTCGCTAAGTTCTAGGTTAGGCAGTTCGAGGTTATTCTGGTTCGCTTTGGTGTTCGATGCCCACATCGTACTCATCCTCCTGGAACTTTACGCCCTCTGGGATTTCGATGTTCAGGCTGGACGCTCTGCCGGTTAGGGCTTCGAGTATTTTTTCGTTGATCGTGTTAATTGGAACCGGGGCCTTCGCTGTCGCTACTCCCATTCTTGCTCTGCCGACCGGGGTCAGGCATAGTTGCTCCGCTAACTCGTTTATAATCTTCGTTTGCTTTTCCATGATCTGGAAGCACTTATCTATGACTCGTTGTGACTCTGCGTTTCCGGAGACTACGAAGTTGTACTTCTTCCATGTCTCCTGTGCCTTCTTGTAAATCGAGACCGCTTCGCAATAAATGACGAGGGCCATGGCGTCAAGGTCGCACAGGATTTTTGTGTCCAGGGTCCGGTATAACTTCATGACCCGGCGCCACTCCTTCTTTGCGTTGTCGCTTATATAATCCGGAACGGTGAGGGACGCCTTGCAAAGCAGCCCCTCCTCGGTCTTTCTTCTTTTGTCTATCTCTGCGGCCGATTTTTTGTGATCTGCAGCGTCTATCAATGCTGCGGGTGTGGGTTTTCTACCAGAAAGACTCACGGTAGTGACATCCCTCTGCGATCGTTTCGTATCGACGGTTCAAGAGGTCTAGTCGCTCAATGATTCGTTTAGGCGTGAATTCGTGCGGATCTATTTCCGCAGTGATTGCCGCGTCTCGTGTGTCGTCTCCCGTTGATACCATAATGCTGACGGGTTCCGCTATGCCTATGGCGTAGGCTAACTGAACGATTACGGAGTCTACCTGGTGTTTCTTCAAGATGTCCGTTGCAAGTCTCCGGGCTGCATACGCTGCGCTCCGGTCTACTTTGGATGGATCCTTCCCAGAGAACGCTCCGCCTCCGACCATAACGAATCCGCCGTACTGGTCGCATACTATCTTTCTTCCTGTTAGGCCGCAGTCTGCCGTCGGGCCGCCGACGGTCCACTCTCCTGCTGGGTTTACTATGAAACGTGTTTCTTTATAAACTTTGATTTTGTGGCTTGCTAGCAATATCCGGAGGTACTGCTCTAGGGTCTTTGTGGTGATCCCCGGAACGTGGCAGGCGCTGATGAGGATTGTCTTTACCCTTCGCTCTGGTTCTGTCTCGTCTAGGTCCACTGTGACCTGGGTCTTTGCGTCTCCCTTCAGGATGGTTCCTGGTGTCTTTAGGTCCTGGTGGATTGCCTCGATGATTTTGTTTGCTAGGTCGAAGGCTTCCGGCAGCATGGCTTCTGTCTCGTTGCAGGCATAGCCTATCATGACTCCTTGGTCCCCGGCTTTCGTGTCCTCGTCTTGATCCACTGCATTGCTGATTTGGTTTGATTGCTTTCCTAGGAGGTTGATGATCTTATCGACCTGGTACCCTAGTTTCTTTGCTACCCGATGGACCGTCTCTGTGACGTCCACGCTTGCGTTGCTGCGAATCTCTCCGCCTAGCACGACCGTATTGTCCTTGACCATGGTCTCGACGGCTACGCGGGCCTTTTTGTCCTTCTGCAGATATGCATCCAGGATGGCGTCGCTTATCTGATCTGCGTATTTATCTGGGTGGTACTTGCTTACTTGCTCTGCGCTGGCTAGTCTCATTTGGCTTTACCTTCTTTCGTCCTGGAAACAAAAAAACCCCCACCCAGGCTTTTTGTCCGGGTAGGAGTTGCTTTATATTCTCTTTGGCTTTGGTTTGCGTCCTTGGGTCTCATCATTTCCTCTACCTCACCTTTTCTGCTTTGATCCCCGTCAATGCTTCGTATCTGTCTATGATAACGTCCACGTACCTGGGGTCTAGATCCATGGTATAGCATACTCGCTTTAGTTTCTCTGCTGCAATGACAGCCGTTCCTGAACCGCCGAATGGATCCAGCACGAGTTCGTTCTTCTTGCTGCTGTTATTGATGAGCCGGCCAAACAATCGGACCGGTTTCATTGTGGGGTGGCTTTCGTTCTTGCTTGGCTTATTCTCCTCGATCACTGTGGTTGGGAGGTCTGGCTCCATGAGCCTGCGGATTAGTTCCTTGGCTTCCTTCAGTTTGAGTTTGCTGATGTTTATGGGTGTTTCTTCGAATACGGTTGTGAAGCCTCGGTCTGCGATGAAGTAGTGGGCTGCGCCTTCCTTCCATCCGTAGAGGCATGGTTCGTGGATCCATTGGTAGTCCTGCCGTCCCATGACTAGGCTGCTCTTTTTCCAGACCAGGCATTGTCTTATCTGCCATCCGGCTTGAAGCGCTGCGCTGCGGAACGTGTAGGAGAAGTTGTCCGCGTGCCAAATGTAGAAGGCTCCGCCTGGCTTCAAGGCCGCGTTTGCTGCGATGAAGGAATCGGCGAGGAACTTTTCGAACATTGACGTGGTCATGTGATCGTTCATGATTTGGAGGCCGCTGCCGCCTTCGTAGTCGACATTGTACGGTGGGTCCGTCAGCAATAGGTCCGCTGTCTTTCCGTTCATGAGGATGTCGATGTGCTCCTGGTTGGTTGCGTCTCCGCACATGACTCTGTGTGGTCCTAGTTGGTAGACTTCCCCGAGTCTGCTTCTTGGTTGCGTTGGAACGTTTACCTCGTAGTCGTCCTCCTCGATCTCCTCGCTGACTTCCTCCACCTGGATTTGAAATGGTGTCATGTCTAGTTGGATCTCCTGGAGTTCGATTGCTAGGGCCTTGTAGTCCCACTTGGCTAGTTCGCTTGTCCGGTTGTCTACAAGCCTGAACGCCTTTACCTGGTCGTCTGTTAAATCGTCCAGGATGATGCATGGTACTTCTTTGATCCCCAGGGCGATTGCTGCCTTGTGCCTGGTGTGTCCTGTGACTATCACGCCGTCTTTATCGATCGTGATTGGAACCTTGAAGCCGAACTCCTGGATGGACTTTGCTACCATCTCGATGGCTTCGTCGTTGAATCGGGGGTTATTCTTGTACGGGTTCAAATCGTACACGTTCTTGTAGATTATTTGCATGTGGCTCGTCCTCCGCTTTTGCGTCCCTTCCCTGTCTAATGTCGTCTAATGTGTGCCAATCTGCCGCAGTTCGTCCAATCTGTCGGGTTTTTGGATAATGTATGCTTTTTGAGGTCAATCATTCTTTTTCTGGGTCCATCTACTCGTTTTTTCGTTAATGTGGCCCGTTTTTCGTTAATGTGCGGAATATGCGCCCATCTGTTTGATCTCCGCCATCTGCTGCTGCTGGGTCCTTGCTTCTCCGGGGCCTAGTTCTGCGCTCCCTAAAGAGGGGAAGCCCGCCGGGCCAAATAGGAGGACGAGGCCTATCGACGGCCCAGCGAGGATCCGGAAGAATGAGATACCACGCTCTCGTTGCGATAAATCGGGAACTGTGCGAGCGGGGCTGGCCCGATAAAAAGGGCCGGGCCTGACGGTTACGGCGTCTGACCTGGCCTCATAATAACACGCTGCACTCCCTTTTGGTAGTCCCTCGTTCGTCCTTGTATCTGGGGCACTATGCTCGGTTATGCATCTTTGCGTAGATGGTTGTTTTGTAGTTCTTTATCGTTTTCTCCTCGTAATGCATGCGACTTGCTATCTCTCTGTTGCTTAGTCCTTCGATAAAAGCCGCTATAAATATCTCTAGTTCGATGTTCTTCAGGCTTGAATTCATCCGTTTGATCGTGCGCTTCTGCTTGTCGAACGCGTCCCGTAGCACCTTCAGGTTATCCCTCTGGACTTCTAAAAGCGAATTGATCCGGGTGATTTCGTTGCTTGCTGTAGTGTCTATCTGATAGGACCGGATGCCTAGGTCCTGTTGGTCCTGGTTGCCTGCTGTGCTTACCGCCATCATGGAGGCGCTTTTGCGGATCCAATTGTCCAGACAGATTTCGTTCGCCTTTATGTAGGCCTCTAGGCTCTGGATCTCTAATTGGTAATTGTGGAAAGTCTGGAAAGTGATTTTATTAAATTCAAGAGACACGCTTCGCTTACCCCCTCTTTTTTTTCTTACTGCTTTGGAAATCTCTTTCTTTCTTTTACACCCTATACTAAGTACTTGTAGTTATCTCCGCCTGCGTAGGCGTGTCTGCGTGAGGCAGGTCCCTGTTTGTCTCCCTCATGAACTTCTGGATTGTGTCGATAAAGTTCTCTAATTCGTCCAGCCACTTGTCTCCGGTCAGGCTTATCCAGGTTCCGTTTACGGCCACTTTTATCTCTGCTCTTTGCTCCGGCTTTATTCCATGAGCCTCCATGTGCTTGCGCATAGCCATTCTGGTTTCTGCGATCGTTTCTTTGATTTTGGTTCCTCGGTGCTGAATGCATAGCGCTAGAAGGTCCAGGTCGTATTTGGAAACCTTGACCATCGGCTTTGCTGCTGGCTTATTCGTCATATACTGCTGCCTCCTCGTTTTCTTCAAATGTCCGGTATGCGTAATCGATGCCATCCATGACGTAGTCGTTTTCCTGCTTCTTGGCTTCCGTTTCTTTGATATGCAGTTGGAAGTGCACCTCTATCGATACGTTATCGTCTACATGCTTGATTCCTGGTGTCACGTTGGCCTTCAATTCTAGGCCCTTCTTCTTTAGCCGGTACTTCAGTCCCTTCACATAGAGTGAACTGTCTTTTGGTCTGTAGCCTCGTTGCTTCAAAAATTGCATTGTTTCGTCCGTTATTGTCTGCTGCAGGTCCTTCATGATCTGCGAAATTTGCCCCGCAAATAGGAACGTTTCCCCGATGCTTGTTTCGTCAAAGTCTATCATGAATTGGTCCACCTCCGGTTTGTAGATGGCTCCTACCAGCGTTCTGTCTAGGTCGTAGACGCTCTTTATCTTATTCATTCTTCCTTGCCTCCCCCGAACATGATTTCATTCCTTCTTTGTCTTATGTGCTGCAGTGATTCCTCGTCTAACTCTCCACCGATCGTTGCGTATCGCTTCTTGAAGCCTAGCACGTTCACATGGTCGATTGTGTAGTAAACCTCTTTGATCCGGTCCATGGGGATCCACTCTGGTTTCTTGTCGCCTCTCCTGAAGTATGGATTAAACCGTCCGATTTCATCCACTCTGTCCTCTTTGCGTTTCATGCTTACCAGGTCCTCTAGGATTCCGCTCATCCAGCCGTTGAACGCGTCCGCTAGTTGTATGAAACGTTCCCACTTGTAATTCCTCAAGCCTCCATGGTGCCCGCTGGCTTGCCATACCGGGAACGGCTCCGGGTATCCTAGCGCCTTGATGTAAACTGTGAAGATCCACTTCCTGTTTCCCATCATTGCTCCTTCTTCCTGACGACCCAGACCGCCACTTTGTTTCTTGCTTCTATGATGACCGGCTGCTCTAAATCATCAAGGTACCAGGTGTTATAAACCTCGCCGTCCACCGATCTAAAATACCCGAAGCGTACGAAACTCTCGAATATTTCCAGGGGGTCGTCGTGCTCTGTGTCTAGTTCGTGACACGCTTGTTTGAGCGCTTCTTCTTTGGTCCACCTGTCTTTGTTAAATGCTACACACTCTGTTTCGTCGTTGCTCATGTACTCGAAGTCAAACTTGCTTTTTTTTGCTTTGATCCGCTTTTTTTCCGGCTTCATGAGTTCCTCCAGGGGAGGCAGGCCGCATTGATCTGGTGCTATAAATTGGCTACAAACCTGGCATGCTTCTGTTATAAAAGAGGGGTCAAGTTTTTTCATCATCTGGTCCCCTTTTCTTTGAAGGCTCGGTCCTTGAAGTCATACTCGTATATGTAAGTGATCGGTATGAACGGCAGTTTGATACTCTCGTTCAGGCTGTCCATGAGTTGTTTGCGTTGTGTGAAGTATAACTTTGCTGCTGGGTTCTTCTGGTCGTCTATGACTCCTGGTCGTCCTGGTTCTGACCAGCGTTGCCAGATTTCATCCTCGTTGGTTATCTTCATGATGTCGCCGTATCTGTATGCGTATCCTCCGCCTGGCTTCTTCTCCCTGAATAAAGCCCAGCAGCGTTGGTTTTGATCCACGTCGATGTTTGGTGATATGCGTTCCCATTCTTCTTCTTCCCCGGCTATCGGTGACAGTGGTATGCCTGCTACTAACTTCTGGAAGATGTCGGCTGTGAATGCCGCGCTCTGTCCGCTGTGATTTTGCTTTGCGAAAACCTCCGCAAGTTCCAGGGCTGAATCTAGTATTTTTCCTACGTAGGTGTTCAGGACCTTTTCTGCTTCGTCCTTGTCGCTGTCTCCGACTACGTTCTTGTGCTCTAGAATCTTTGCTCTCTCGATTTCCTTCCGTACCCATCCCATTCTTTCCATCGTCTTTTTCTCCCTATTCCTCTATTTTGTCTTTCGTTGCTTCCTGGAACTGTGCCACCATTCCTGCCTTGATCTCCACACCTGTTTTTCCTGTCGGTATGGTTGGTTCCATGCCTAGTTCATCCATTTGGATGAAGATGTCGTTTGCTGCGTTTCTTTGTGCTTCTACCTGCCTTTTTAAACGCTCCACCTCTTTGATCAGTTGGCTTTGTGCGTTTGGCCATTCCGATGGCTCCCAGGTCTTTGTTATCGCTTCATACTTTGGCTTTGGTTCTTCCTCGAAGTACTTTGCTTTTGGTCTCGTCTCCCAGGATACGTTTATGATCTGCGTGATCTCGTACTTTTTCTTGCAATAAGGGCACGTGCCTTCGTCGTCTGCGTCCTCGTAGAAAATGTCCGGGCGCGTCTCCGCCTTCTCTACCTTGCTGCAGTATGGGCACACGAGGCCTTCGCTGCTAATGACCGACCTGTAGAGGATCCATTGGTTTATTCGTCGTTGCTTTGGTGTAATCTTCACTTTACTTTCCCCCTTGCCTTCTCCTTTTGAAGCCGGCGATTGTTTTTATATTCTTCCTTTTGCTTGATGATGGCTGGTGTTATAAAAACTCGGTGCTTGAAAAACTTACAGTTTGTGCAGTCCTTCCAATTCAAGGCCAGGCAGTTTTTCTTGTCTATTCGGTGCATGCATTCCTTATTGTCGTTTAGAACTTCTCGTGTAAGGTTCGGCGCTGGCATCGTCTTTACTCCTTCACTTCTTCTTTTTCTTCTCTAACTAGAAGTCCTACTTCTTTGCTTTTGAACGGCGGGTACATGAGCAGCGGGCTTGTTTCTATTCCTGTAACTGTTAGCAGCCTTCCATCGTGTGGGATCCTGTCTCCGAGTCTGATTGTCTCGCCTTCTTCTAGTTCCATGATTAGGATTTTTCCTCTACCTGTTATTTCGATTGAGAGTAGGTACTTCATTGCTTGCCACCCTCTTTTCTTCTTGGGAGTCCTTCCTGGTTCAAAAGCCAAGACACGACTGCTCCTGCTGACTTGAAGTTCGCAGTGAATGCTTCCCCTACGGTGTTATCAATGCCTACCCAGGACCCCTTTACTTTTACTGCAAACAGTCCCAGGGGTTCTCTTTTCTCGATGATTTGATTTGCTACTTCTTCGGTGACAATTCTTACGGTACCTCTGTATTTTTTCATTGTGTTTTGCCTCCTTTGGCTTTTCTTCTGCGGTCTGATTCGGTTCTTACAATCGATATAAATTCTGTGGTATCGTATGGACCGATCTGTAGTTTCGTTTGGTGGTCCTTGTTTTTCTTCCGGACGGTGGTCCAATAGCGGTCTAGGTATGCCATTGCGGTGTCCATCATCATGTCTAGGTATTGGTCTACTTCTTCCTCGTTTTCCGCGACCTTGAATCCTTTTTTGCTGCTGACGATGATTGTTTGGAATTCCTCGTCCAGGGTTATGGTCCTTACAATTTCCCGGATTGCCGTTTGATCGCCTGGGTTGTTTCTTCCTAGGAACTGAAGCGCCAGGTCCTTCGGGGACCTCCACTTGTACGGCTGCTGCATGATTTTGTTTCTTACCTCGTAAACAATCGGCGCGTGCTTGTTTTGATTCAATGGTTCCACTTCAATTTCGAATATCGTTGTTTGTGTCATTGCCTCGTCCTCCTGGTTTTATTTTAGGTTTGCGATGTAGTCTGCAAGCCATGGAATCTCTACGTCCGGCTTATCGCTTTTTTTCTTTTCTCTTTTGTACTTACGTTCCCTTGCTTCCCACGCTCTGATGGATGCCTTCCAATCGGTTATTGGTTTTCCGCTTCCGGTTCTCCACCCGTTTGATGATACGTGCTCGTAGTATTGCTTTGGGTCCATGATGTAATCCTCTTTTACGTCCAGGCCGGTCTTTTCGTCCTTGAACGTGTACTTCGTCATCCTTACGAAAGAATAAACTTGATCAAAGTCTGGTATAAAATGAGGGGGTGGCACCGGCTTTTCGTCACTCTCTTTTTTATCTTCTTCTTGTTTTAATTCTGACTTTAATTCTAACTCTTTACTCTCTACTCTTACTTCGTTGCACTTTCGTTGCATGTCGTCGTTGCCTGCAACGCTTTGCAACGTTGCATTGTGTTGCGTTGGCGTTTCTTCTTGCTTCTTTTTTTCCCTGTGTTTTCGTGATCGTTCCGTTGAGGTCACTCCTATTTTATCCGCTAGTTTTAGCATGTGGATGGTTCCTTCCTGGTCTATCTCAATAAGGCCAAGCCGCTGGAATAATGGGAGCCCCCTCTCTACTACTTCTGTAAATCTTTTCATGTCCTTTGCTGCCGTATCTGGTCTTATGCAATCGCGGAACGCTAGCAGCAGCAGCGTCTGGTTCGTGAACGGTACGCCGTCTGCGCTTCTCAGTTCGCCGTCGTGGTCTATCGACTCTGTGAGCATTGTCATGTAAAGAGCGAATACGTCGTTGCCGTCCTTCTCGTTCCTCATGAGGCTGATGTAATGCTTTTTCATGAAGTCCTTTTCCATTCTCATCCATATCATTGGGTGTAGCCTCCGTCCTCTTTACAAGCGTAGGTTTCCTTGCCTGTTAACTCTTTTATTTCGTTTATCATGCGTCGCTCGTCCGAGTTGTCGTTTGATAAGTGCATCAAGTAAATTGATCTGGTTTTTTCTAGGTCTAGTTTTGAAAGGACCACCTTTAGGACATCCAGGCTCATGTGGGTGTTTCTTGCTCTGGTATCTCTGGTGCCTTCCTGGGTCGTGCTGGTTATGTGGTTGCATTCTATCATTATCGTTTCGAACTTCATATTGCCAAAGTTCCAGCGAACGGTTCCGGTGTCGTTTATGAATAGGGTTTTTTCTTTGGTTGTCAGATCCTCGAAAATGTACCCCATGGAACCTTCGCAGTCGTGGTCTACTTCAAATGCCCAGGTCCTTATTGTTTTTATGTCATACCAGGTCCAATTCGTGATGATGTATCGGTTCCACTGGTTCGTGTTTGCTTTGTCGTGGGTTGGTCCGCTTGCTATGATTGGGACCATGTCTGATAAAAACTTCGCGGAGGCGACGTGGTCGTTGTGGCTGTGTGTCACGACGACCGCGTCTATGTCCTGAATTAATACCCCGCTCTTTATCATCTTTTGTCGGAGGACCGCTGGTGTGAATCCGCACTCGACCAGGAGGGTTGTGTCTTTGTTTTTTATGATGTAGGCGTTGCCCTTACTTCCTGAACCGAGGCAGATGTGCTCCATGTGTTTTCTCCTTTAGAACTGTTTTTTTGATAGCGTTTCTTGTGCTGGTTTTCCTTGTGATCCTGCGTTCTTTTCTTGGGATCCTTGTGCTGGTGCTTCGTTTGGCTTATCTGCCGCTGGTGCCTGATTTTGCGGCTCTGGTGCTTCGTCGCTTACTGTGATGTCGGTTGGGATTGTTTCTGATCCCGCTGCATCCATTTTGTTTTGAACGACTCCGGGGGTGTTTGGCATGTCTAGCGGTTGCTCCTCGTTGTCGCTCTCGTAGGCTTGCTGCATCTCTACGCTCATGATTCCCCAGCGGCTGATGAGTTGTCGTATCATGGTTTTCATGGCCATCTCGTCAAAGTTTTTATACCAGAAGGAACTATATTTCCACAGTTCGTTCTTTGGAATGCTGCCGGCTTGAAGTCTGGCGTACTCTGACGCTTTGAATGCTGGCGAGTAGGTGTCTGCGTGGGACATCATCTTTGCTTTGGTCCAATATATCGTTTTTGTGAATCCGTTGAGGTACTCGAATGATGCGTAGTACCCGATGGTTTCTAAATCCTCCCGGCTTGTGAAGACCCCGTCTGCTACTTCTGCGTAGTCGTCTTTGATCGTCACTTTGAATTCTTCGGTCAGTGGGTTCCAGGATGTCAGTTCGCCCTTCTTGATCGGTAGCACGTTGATGCGCTTGTAATACCCGGAACGGATGGCGAGTTGGATGTACCCTTTGTACCCTAGCACGAATACCGCAATTTTGCCCCGCTGGCTGTCTTTAAATGGTAGCAGGTAATATTGGCCTAACTGTGGGGATGGAACCAGCCGGAGGGCTGCTCCAAGCAATGCGCCGTTGATTACGGTGTCTGCTTCGCATTGCTGAAGTTCTGGGTTGGTTGCTACTAGGCTTGAAATTGAAGCGATGAACATTTGGGCTTGCTTTGGATCTCCCAGGGTTCTTTGGATTAATGCCTGGACGCTCGGTGCTTGGATCTTTTGGCTGAACTTTGTTACTTGGTTCTGTGGGCCTTGCGGCTTTGCGTTGTTATCCATGATTCCTCCTAATTGTACACCTTTGCGGTGTGTGGTTTTATCTCGTATCGTTTACCGGCCTGCAGGATGTACTTCTTTCCATCCTTGTCCGTTTGAATCTTGCCGACCCTTGTGGTCCCTGTGGTGTCAATTGCAAGCCAAAGGGTCGACGTTGCTGCTGCTTCGATTTTTCTTTTGAATATCATTTACTCTCTGCCTCCGGTGTTTCTTCCCCTTCCCTGGGAATTGTGGCTTCATCGGCTATGGTTGCTTCATCAATAATGATTTTTCCAAGTGATCCCCCTAGACCTTTTGTCTCTGCAGGTGGTGTTTCTTGTGGATAAGTCGCTTTGATTTTTGTCAGGATTTCCTCTGCTGTTTCGATTATCTTTTGGGTTATGTGAACTGTGATTTTGGCTTCGAAGGCCTTATTGCCTTTGGATCCAGGGGCGCCGTACTTCTCCTGTACGTTGTGGGCGTTATTGATAATGTTTGCTAGTAAAAGGTAGAAGGCTTGTTTATAATCCTGGTCCTTTATCTCTGTGAGTTTCTTCGTCGTCTCGGCCACTCTATTGCTCCTCGCTCGCTACCATGCAGATGATTTGGCTGTCTCCGCTGAAGGTCCTATTTGATAGGGTTATTGCTTCTGCGTTATCGATCACAATGGGTAGGTGCTCAATTCCTAAACCGTCCCGGATCGTTTCGATTATCTTAACTCCTAGGCGGATTTGCGACTCGGTGTTTGTGGTTGCGTAGGGCACCATGCCGTTTGGTGTCGGGTCCAGAACGTAGCAGACTTCGTCCCATGAATCCTGCTTTATGTTTTCCTGTACTAGTTGGAATCTGATATCTGGAAAGATTGAAACTAGCCGGTCATTCATGATTTCGATTTTGGTTTTCGTGTAAACATTCAGGAGGTCTGCTTCGCTTTCCCTTGCTGCTAGTTTCTTGGTCTCTGCTTGCATTCTTTCCTCCAGGGTCATCTTATTCTTCAGGATGATTGCCTGTGCGTTGTACCGGTCTACGATGGCTTCAAGGCTGGCCGTTTCTTCTTCTAGTTTCTTTACGGCTTCTTGGTACTGACCTACTTCCCGGTTTTCTTCCTGAAGGTTTCGGATTGTTTCTTGGATCTGGCTTACCTTGGCTGCGGCTTCTTCGGTTTTTTTGCTTACGTAATGATACCGCATTTTTTCTGTTTCTTTGGCTCGGTCTGACTTTAATTCCTGGAGCGACTTCTCTGTGCGTTGTAGTTCAGTGGTGTACGCTTCGATGTCTTTAGCGACTTGCTCCGCTACGGTTTCTGTCTCCTGGATGAACTTATCAATCGCCTTGATTTCCTCTTTGGCTTGAACTCCTGCAGCGTTGATTCCTTCGATTCGTTTTACCTTTTCAATTTGGAACTTTTGAACTTCCGCCTCGTTGATGGTTATGTCGAACTCGCAGCCGCAATCCGGGCACTTTGCTCTGACCGTTTGTGCTTCGATTTTTGATTCTGCTATGGTGTCGAACTCGTGACTCAGGTTGTTTATCGTGTACTCCAGACGCTGCTTGTTTTGCTTCTGTGCTGCAATCTGCCCCGTCTTTGTGGTAAGCAGTCCCCTTGCTAATGATAGGATGCTGCGTGTCTTTTCTTCGTTGGTGCTGTGCTTCTTGATAAGGTCGTCTAGGAACGCTAGGCGTTTTGCTACTTCGGAGTTGATCGCTTCCAGATCCTTTGCGTCTGCTTCCTGGCATTGTGCCTTTTCTTGGATTGCTTGGTTCAGGAGTCCTTGCTTGACTTTTACTTCCGGGTTTTCTGTGGAACTTTTAGCCACCTTCAGTGCGACAATCTTTTCTTTGTTTTCGCTGATTAATTCTTTTGATCGGTTGTACTCCTCGCTGCTGACCGGGTTTAGTATCTTTGCTCCGTCAATTTTGGATGTTAGGTCTTTGATGATTTCCTTCAATCCGCCGGGGCCTTTGATGGCTTGCTCTACGTTCTTCTTTGCAGTTGGTGCATCATATCCGTACTTCTTCAGGAGTTCATCGATTTGCTTCGTTTCTGGGGCCTTCTGGAATACGTCCGCTGCTGTGATCTGCCCGATGAGCGCCATCAAGATTTCGCGGCGTTTTTGCCATGGCATTGTCGTGCTGAAGTAGTAGACGTTGTTTAGGGCTTGGGTGTAGTCCTTGTCTTTGATGTTAAACATTGAAAGTACCGCACGCTCGTATTCGGTTTCGGATTGCTTCACGCCGTTGATATAACTTTGTGTCGTGTGTCCTGTCATGGTTACGATGTCGGTTCCTCTGGTGCGTACCCAGGCTTCTTCGAACTCCTTACGAAGCGTCACCGTCGCTGGTCTTTCCCCTGTCCATCCCGTTTCGAATTCTAACTCGACACTCGCTTTTGCCTTGCTGTTTGTTTTCGGTTTAATGCTGGCGATGTCTGATGAGCCGTTGTAAAGTTTGCCGGTTAGTGCCCAGGCGATGGCGTCAGCGATCGTTGTTTTCCCCGCTCTGTTTTCCCATGATAGGGTTGTGATTCTCTCGTCCATTTGCACTTCCTTGTTTTCAAACTTCCGGAAGTTTTCCACTCGTACTGCTTTTAGTCTCATTCTTGTTTCCTCCTATTCTTTTGCTGCTTTTTTAGCAGGTGTTTCTTTTAGTTCGATTGTTTCAAAGAATCGGTCCGGCGTCTCGCCGAACGTTTCGCAGATTGTGATTAATTCATCAATCCGGAATGGTGCCCGCTCTGCAAACTTTCGCAGTGCTTGAACTTCGGATATTCCTAAAATAACGGCCATGTCTTTTTTTGTGAGGTGGTTTTCTGCCATCAATCCTAAAATTGCCCGCACGTTGAATTTATACTTTTTCATGTTCTCGCCTACCTTCTTAGATCTCTATGTTGGCTTCGTTGTGAAGCCTCCAGGTCTCCATGGCGTTTGTTAGAGCCTCGCTGGTGATCCCCATTTTAGTTGCGTTCTTTAGAACTGTGATTTTGCTGCCTGGTTCGTATTTAATCTCTACCGCGTACTTGTTTTTGTTTGGTGTCTCGTATCGGTTATCGTTTGCTCCAGGTCCCTTGAAGTAGCGGACCCGGCCTTGTTTTTCCACCTCTTTTAAACCTAGGAGGGTTGTAAGTGTTACTACGAAGATTTGCTCGATTTTTTCTTCTGTGATCGTTTCATCGAATGCTTGGGCTATCATTGCTTTGGTTCCTCCTTTGTCTCTGGTAGTTCAATGTAGGCGATGTATCTGGGGTAATCGTAGCCCTCAGAGTTTATTAGGAACCCGAAGCCTCCGCTCGGTTTTGTTACCAGAAGGACGCGGGTCACATAGGATCCGTTTTCTTTTCTTATGGTGCTGCCGCTTTTGGCTTGTGCTATCCATAGGTATCCTTGTAGCGGGTTATTCATGAACTCCTGGAACTCGTTTTCTGGAAGGACCACCGTTTC